AAGTGGTATCAGAACTTTCATCAGCAAGAGTAATATTTGTTGCATTAGTTGCAGTTCCACTTAAAGAACCAACAAATGAAGTTGCAGTAACAACACCAACAACTATAATACCAGTTGAATTGGCAGTTACAGCAGATCCAACAGTTACAGAAGTTGCAGTAATAATACCACTGGAAATAATATTACCAACATCTAAAGAACCAGCACCAAGATCTAAAGATCCAAGACTTGCTGTCAGAATTCCACTTATAGTTGCATTATTAGTAACAGTAAGATCCGCAACAGAGATAGAGTGTCCTGTTAAAACACCTACATTGAATGGTGAAGCATCGATCCATTGTTTTGATGTTCCATATCCAACTTCACTTTCATCATAATAGATGAAAGTTCTAGCGCGGTCTGGACTATACCAAAGGTCACCGCCGCTAGGGGTAGGCGGTGCAGTTGTACTAATACTAATAGAACCGCCGCCACCGCCACCAGTGATGTTAATTGTGGTGATACCAGAAACTGGAGCAGTGATTGTAGAAACACCTGCTCCCCTAAAGTCAAGGAAAGTAATTCCATAACCGGCAATTGAACCTTCTGTTCTGACGCCAACACCAGCGACAATACCAGTTAGACTTCCACCATCACCATAGTAAGTAACAATACCACTTGCTGCTGTTACAATACCAGAAGCAATTTGTACGCTGCCTATTGTAGCAGCAGTACCAGTAATGTTTGTGATGGCACCATTAACAATTGTACCAATACCTGTTACATTGATATTCGTAGAATCCAAATCTACGAATGTTGTATCATTCGTAACGTCAATTGATGCGAAAGTTGCAATTCCGCTTACATATAAATCTGTAGCACCAATTCCACCATTAACATGTAAAGTATAATTTGCTATCGAAGTTCCAATACCAACTCTGCTGGTATCAATGTCGGCAAGAATGAGATTTGTGTTTACCTCTAGTCCGTTTTTTACAACGAAATTCTTATTTACTGCCAAGGTTCACTCTCCCCTTGAGATACTTTTTAGTTATTTATAAATATTAGAAAAGTAATTTATAAAAACTATGGCATCCCAAGTATTGAGCGGAACTGGTGACGTAACATACACCAATAATACTGGACAGAATGTTAGAATTGTGACTAACTACATGAAGTTTACTAATAGTAGTACCATTGACTTCGGTAGCATTACTGTATCATTTGGTGGTGTATCAACCACTATAAGAACTTATGGCGGCACCATCGGAAGAGGTATTGCAGGAACTACACGAGACACTGGTAGTGGAGCAACCGCTAGTCAAAATTTTGCAAAAGATATTTTCCAATCAGGAGAAATTGAAGGTGTGCCATTGGAACTCATAATCGCACCAACTGAAACATTTTCAGTTGTAGGATCTGCAGGGGTTATAACCATTGCAGCGTATAATATAGTGGTTATTCCCGAAGCGGGTTAATCAATAAGGCATATTGAACCCGCGTGTCGTGAATGGATAAGGTGCTCCTGGTTCTACATTATAGTTGAAAGCATTGCCGGTATCATCATAAGTGATGGTGATACCTGTTTGGATACCTGCATTGATTGCAGCACCAATAGCATCTTGTGCTCTTTCATCAGTATAGAAGAGGTTAGTAGAACCTTCGGAAATATCATCCGTGGTACTAATAACACCTGTTACAACTGTGTTGGGTGATACCCAATCAAGAACTCCCCCGCCAGTTGTATGAAGAATGCTATTTGCAGTTCCAACTACTGCTGGTAATGTTAGAGCATAGTTTGCAGAAAGTGTTGGAACTTGGAGTCCGACATAGTTACTTCTATTAGATTCAAAAATCCAAACCCTATCTACTGATGCAGTTCCTTTAACATCAAGAGCAGTATTAGCAGTGACAGTATTGATACCAACACTTCCATTAATATCAATAATAAATGGTGTTGTATCACTACTAGTATTATCAACTCTTACAATGTTTCCAGAACCACTAGTGGATTTAATACGAAGTGCTTCGGTTGTTGTTGAAACAATATCAAGTTTTGCATTAGGAGTAGATGAATTAATACCAATAGAGTTTCCTACAAAGACATCAGTTCCATCGAAGGTAAAACTACTATTTCCAGCAAAGAACCCACTGTTATTATATTGAATAGAATTCAAAGGCATACCAGGTGATCCAGATCCTGCATTTGTTCCATCAAAGGTGACACTTGCAATACCTGAAGAATTATAAACTGCAGAAATAGTAATACCAAGTCCAACAAAGTTAATTTCTGTTGCAACACCAACAAAGGTCTTCGACAGTCCAATACCAGTAGAAACACCAACATTTAATGGAGATGCATCTACAAAGACGGTTCCAACACCTGCGGTTTGATTATACTCGGTTCTGATAGTTGCACCAATACCAGAGCGGAAGTCCAACATAGTTGTGACTCCAAGGAAATTTCTTTCAGAAGCAAATCCAACTCTTGCATCTTCAAAATTTCCAATATATCCGAAGTTTTCCCACTCATTATTGGTAGTGTAAATCCATCCAGCATAGTTGCTAGATGCAGGAATTCCATTATAAACAATATCTCCAGCGTTTCCTGCTAATACAGGAGTGCCAAGACCAACAGAATACTTTCTAGAAACAGTCGTATCTCCTTGTAAGAAGATTGAATTTGCTTCAATGCCCTTTGCGGAAGTTGAAGTAAGTTTGTTGTTGATGATTAATGGACCATCAAATTCAGAAATAATATTATTATCAGGTCCACCTTCTACTCTAAGTGAACGACTAATAGAAGCTTCTAGTGGAGAAAGAACATCAAATCCAATATTAACACCGCCAACACCAGGATCTTCTCCTGTTACTGTTGGAACAGGAGCATCAAAGACTTCTTCCTGTCCAGTTGCAGAATTAACTTTCTTATTACCAGTATAGAAATCTCCATCAGCATTCATCGCAGTGAAGATTGTAATACCACCATCACTCTTTATAGACTGTGAAAGAATTTCTTCTTGTGGACTGATATTTCTATCTTGTCTTTCTGGGAAAGCAGTAGAGTAGTTACCTGGACCAAACCCAAGATATTCAAACGTATGGGCAGAAGCACGAATAAAGGAGTTTCTACGTAATTCAACTGGACTTGGATTGATTCTTCTAACGACAGCACCAGAATTATGTACTGTCTGATCTGTTCCTAAAAGTCCTCTGAACACACTTACTGGGTTTGCAGTAACAGTGGACTTAATTCTTACAATTTCATTATCAATTAGTAAGTAATCACCAATGTTAAGGTCAAAGTTTGTTACGTTTGTAATAGAAATTGTTGCGCTATTTGCAGTTATACCACCGGAAATTGTTGTAGTAATACCTGCATAAGTTGAAACAACTCTGCCACTCGCGCTTTCATTTGCAGGAACAACTGCACCACCAGCAGAAGCATATGAAGTTGGGTATACAAAACCATTTCCTGCAGTGCCATGAGCGACAGTGCTAATTCCAGAATTAACAGTGAATGATGTTGAAGAAGCAATAGTCTTGACAACTAGATTCTTATTAAAGAAGTTGTCATCAAATCCACCAATCAATACCTTGTCAGTAACCTTCAATCCATGAGGATCAAGAGTAGTGATAGTTGCAATTCCTACAGTATTATTGTATGCGAAAGACTGAATGTTATAAGATTTGCCAGTCAGAATTAAGTTGCCACTTGTTGCAGTTGCACCAATACCCGTGGTATATGCTGGAGAAATTGTTGATGCAGAAGCAACAGAGATTGCTTTTGGTCCATCAACATCAGTAATTCTATAGAGAGTATTATATTGACCAAAACTACTTGGAGCAATATCACTGACACTTGCAACATCACCAATGTTACTATAAATGCCGCTAACAGTCAGAACTGCTCCAGTATTGCCAGTTGTAGTTCCAACACCAACAACAGAAAGTGTATTACCAACACCATATGCACTACCACCGTCAATAATCTTCAGGGAAGAAATTACTCCACCACTTACAGTGATTCTTGCAGTTGCGTGAGAACCAGTGGTAGAACCAGCAAAACCAACTAACTGTGCATTATAATAGTTACCATTAACATAAGCACTACCAGCACTAGTAATCGTCAGTCCAGTAATTCTATTGAAACCGTGGTCAAGAGTGGTGTGAATAGTATGAGTGGTTCCAGCAGCGCCAGAAGAAATATCAGTAAGTCCAATACCAACACCATAATCTACCAGTTGATTACTTACAGTTTCTTTAGTGATAGAATTTTGTGGTTCATTAATAACAACTTGACCAATATTATTCGAAACTGCAAATGAACGTGCTGCTTGTGGGTCAGACTTTGGATTATCTCTGTTCAACTGTGGATACAGAGATTGAATTGGTTGAGAGAATCTAGAAGATGTAAACGGATCAACTGTAGGAGAGTTAGAAGAGTTGAGAACTAACAGGTGATAGATACCATCTCGTTGATTTGGAATATACTCTTGAATCTCCTGAGTTCTATAGATGTAGAACGTTCCAGAAGTTTTCTTTTTCTTAAAGTATGGAAGAGAAGTTGTTCTATTAGAAGTATTATTTGTAAATGTTCCGGGGTCAGTTGTCAGAGAAACACTAAAGTGCTTGGTACTACTAATACCAGCAACCGCAAATGTTCCATTAAATGCGGAGTTTGCAACACCAGTAGTGTTTTTGGTACTGGTGATATTAAGAATTTCAACTTCAGAACCAATTGTAAGATCGTGAGGAATCTCAGTAATTATATTTGCAGTATTACTGGACCAAGTTGCATCTGCAATGTGTCTTGGATTTCTAAGCTGAGTTGAATCAGAAAGTGTCTGTGCAGTAGGATTGTATAAGAATCCAACTTCTGTATCAGTTGCACCAATAGAAGTATTAGATTGTTGAAGTACATATCCATCTAAAGGTGGACGTGCAGTTATACTTGCATTAGAAGGAATAACATAACGAACACGATAAACCGTGTCAATCAATCCTCTTTCATCAGGAATTCTCTTAATGAAAGATCTTGAAGTTGCATCACCAAGAGAAGTTGAACCCAAACCAACAATTGCATTATATAATCCCTGCTCAGTTGTTGCGGTAGCAACATTCACATACCATTGTGAAGCAGAAGTATCGTATTGGATTGGATGTCCAAGATCACCTGACTTCTTATCGGATACTCTACTTTCTACCTTAAGAATACCACCTTTATTGTTGATGATGATTTCAGTATCAGATAGAGCATTATTTAAAGTTTCTGCGATTTTAATCTGGTCAGCGTTGACTCCAGAGGTAATTGCAAAGTAAATAGAATTATTAGTAATTCCATCTGGAAGTTGTCCGTTTTCGCTAATTATACGGATATTTTCACCGTTAATTAAATTATGATTGGCATCAAAGGTAAGAGTATTTGAAGTAATGCTATTGATACCAGCAGAACTTTTACCTACATTAGATACTTTTTTGGAAGAGACTTCAGTTCCAGAGTATTCAGTATTCGGCATAATGATACGTGCCGAATATGAAGTAGAAACACCACTATTTGAAATTAATACATTAAGTGTATCGTTCTCTTTTGCACCAATTCTAAAACCATCAACAGTGTGGTCAGGATTTACTGCAGAGTTTGTTTGATTGTAAAGGTACATTCTGCTAGTATTAGCAAAACCTACGACCTTTTTAACATCAATCGAATTAAACTCAACGCTCTTTTCTGTAGACTCAATTTCTCTTGGAGAAATTATATGAGTGATATATCCAAAATCGTCTCTAGAAAACGCATTTTTCTTAAATCCAGATGCTTTCAATGCAACTGAACCAAAGTTTGAGTTAGAGTTGTTAATTGATTGGTCGCCACCACTATCAGATATGAACTGTTCTGCAAAACCAATAGCAAATACAGAAACTACCTGAATGTATCCATCATTTGAAGTTTTAATGTGGAAGTTTGAATAATCTAGTTTGTAACGAGCTGCCGAATCTGTTGATAATGAATCATTTCCAGATACAGTATAATCTTCGTAGATTCCAGAAGTTGAATTATATTTTACGAATGCTTTATTATCTTTCTGAATACCAATACCAGTAAACTGAGCAACCATCATAGATTTGAATCCAGATGCTTTGTTGCCATCGGCATGGAGACCACACATACCATACACAGATCTTATAGAGATATTAAAGATATATGGTGATGCAGAAGTAACGGTATCTACAGAAACATTTGCAGTTGCATTAGTTACTGTAGGTAGTGCATTACTTGGTGGGTTTTGTACTTTATATTGAATATTCGTTGAATCTACTTTATTAAAGACAACATATTGTCCATCATATCCAGCAGAACCTACTCCATTAATTCTGATAGGAGTATCGGTGTCAAATTGTTTTGCTGTTTCATCAAGAGTGACTGTAATGGTAGTAGTTGAAGTTGCACCATCACCTGCTCTAATACTAGTGATACCGACTTCAGTTCCTCTAGAACCAACAATACGATATTCGTCAATCTTAGGTTGAATATCCAGACTGGAAGAAGGATAATCTGGTTCAATTTTACGACCAGAAGAAGGTCCATAAGCAATACCAATCTTCTCATAATACATTTTAAGGTCAGTTCTATCAGTAGAATAATCACTGATAAAATCATCATTAATACTTACATTATTTGTGCCATCAGCATACTCGAAACCAGTGAGTTTATGGTGAGAAAAGTTAGGAACAAAAACATTTGTAGTGTAATCTTTGTAGCAGATATCATTTGGATCAGCATCCAGAATGCTAAACTGCCAGAAATAACAACCACCAGTTACACGGAAAACTGCAGACCTTTCAATATTTGCATTTTCTGGATTTGGAACGTACCTTGGTCGTATAATTGTCTTACGAAGGTCCATACCAACGATAGACGTGCCACGGGGAACGATAACACCGCCGTGAATACTATTCAGTTTATATAATGCATTATTTTCAAGAGAAAGATCAAATTGAGTCTGCAAATCAAACGGATTAAAATCATTAGACGTTAAACCATTTCGCAATCGAAAATTATTTACTCCATCAGGAATCCATCCAGGTCTGTTATCGACAACGTGGTCGCCTGGATATAATATGATAGTAGTTTTGTTGAACCTATCATTATCTAATCCTTTCTGATATGAGAAACGTGATGCTTCAATCAGTGCTCTTTGAATAGTTTTGAAAGGTCTAGTTAAACTATTACCCTGGTTTTCAATACTATCTGTGGCATCGATACTATTTGGATCAACGTAAATAATAGTTCCGCGAACCGATTTCAGAAAATTATCTAATCTGGAAAGACCCATCTTATTACTACTTATAGTTCCGTTATAGATTATTTATCCATAAAAAAACCTCTTTAAAAAAGAGGTTTAGAATGCACAATGTGCCACTATTCACACGGAAGGAAACTATATTATACCATAACTCTCCTTATCCCACAAGATCTCAAGTTTTTTTATTTACTCTATCAATATAAAAATCACTCTTCACTATTCAAAATATACTCTACAGTATTTGCAACATCATTCATTGCATCACGGAGTTCTTCTTGACCACCAGAGTGTTGCTCCAAGTTCTCTAGAGGATCGGTAAGTGTCCATCTCCACTGATTTATACATTTGTTATACCAAAGATTTATAATCATAGAATCTCCTTTATAATCTAATTAGCAGATTAATCTTTTTTGAAAATTTTACTCTAACTCACTAATTGTTTATCCACGAATATAGGAGTAGGGGGACTTGAACCCCCACGACCTTAATGGTCAACAGATTTTAAGTCTGGTGCGTCTACCGATTCCGCCACACTCCCATCAGGATTGTAGATTGGAGGATGAAATGCACAATACTCATTGAATGTGATTTTCATTTCCTTCTCAGTAAGGTTAGCATTTTTTGCTGCCTTTGGTAAGTTCCATTTTGCGGACCAAAGATTTTCCATTGATTCGCGTGTTTCGGGTCTCATAATGGAGATGCATACGCAAGTGTGTCTTCATCAAGCACAGCACGACATAGTTCCAGCACACCCATGAACTGGTCTATGGTTTCACAGTTAACAACCTTCTCGTCACCTTGCCCAGAGTACAGATAGAACTTACGTTTTACGGGATCTACAACGCATCGTGTGAGGTAGTCGTCTTGCATGGGGTTCGTTTGATTACTTGCTTATTATAGAGCATCCAGGGGGTGTTGTCAATAGTCAAATCCAGAGATAGAGAATTGGTCTTTGCTGCCTGGATAGTCCGCTGGTGTTTCACCCTCATACTCAACGATGAGTTTCTCACCATCAATACGGGATGCTTGAATAGTATAATAACAGTCAATGGCAGATGCGTTTCCAGACCTCACTTTTACCTTTGTTCCCCAGTCTTCGAGACCATCTATAATTAAGTCTTGTGATGAACCTATCTGAGTAAGGGAAACTGTAATGGATTCAAGATCAATAAGTCCTTTCCAGTAGGATGGCAATTCAATTGTACTTGAACCAGTCAATCTACCTCGAATATAAACACCTGCTTCTGGTCCTTCTAGACAAATATGACGCAGACGATGATCTTCTTTATTTGGGTGCTTAATGTCAAATCCTTTCCAAGACTGAACGTTGATTGATCCATTAAAAGTAGATGCAGTTACATTATTAGTAACTTGTAGGTTATCAAATTTTCCATTAGCTTGAAGAAATCTTTCACAAGCATCTTCAGGATAATCTTCATCTCCTGTAGTTGTTCTATGAATATAGTCAAAGTCAGGATGTTTGGTTCCTACAATAGGTTCATCGCAGTTTTTATTACCTATCAATCTTTCTTCAAAATTTTCAGGCATTATTCACTCTCCTTTTTATCATAGTGGTAACCAGAAACTGAATACTCATCATTGTTTCCAGGATAATCTGCTGGACTTTCTCCAAGATACTCAACAATTAGTTTTTCTCCATCCTTTCTTTCTGCAAAGATTTGATAGAAGCAATCAATTGGCATATTACCTTTCGACTGAAGATATACTTTCTGCTCGTCCCATCTCTTTACAATTACATCCTGATGAGATCCAATAGGAGTTAATGTAATTGTAAATGAGTTCTCATCTACAAGTCCTTTCCAATATGAAGGCAATTCAATCTCTCTTTTCCCTGATATTCTACCGCGTGTGTAAACATCGTTTGATGGACCTTCAGGGCAGGTGTGGCGCAGTCTCCAACCCTCTCTCATTGGATGAGGAATATCAAAGTTTTTCTTTGCAGATAAGATGTGTCCACCACAACGTGACATCACTTCACCCTGTGCAACAATATCTTTACCAGCAGCAATACTTACTGATACATCAAGGTTATCTAGAATAGCAGCATCACCAATGACACCCAAAGAATATGGATTATTAAGACCAGTGCAGAGAGCACCAGGAATAATAGGTGATTCTGATTGATTATTCTCAAGTGTACCAACCATTAAGGTAGCCCAACGTGAAGGAAAATCCCCATCCTTCCCAATTTGAACTGGACCTTGTAAATATGCAGCACCAGTAATGGGTTGTCCAACAGTATCTACAATAGGTCTCGGTTTTGATCCTTCACTAGTTACATATAATGGTCCAGATAGATTTTCTGGTCCGTGGTGTACTGAACTCATAGTTTTAATTATCCTTCAAATTTACTTGTATCAATTGAAGTTGAAAAAGAGGTTGTACCTAATAGTTTCTCGCCAACTCCACTTAATTTCTCAAACGTATTAGCGTAAGTTTTCATAATATTTATTGCTGTCATTTGAACTGTTCCATCAGAAATAACATTGAACAGTTCATCAGCAGTAATATCAACTTTTCTAGAAATTAAGTTTACACTCTCATTTCCATCAATTGTAATATTTCCATTTTTATTATCGCTTCCTTTTGCAATAATGTCAATATTCTCCGCTTCCATGCGGATACGACCCTTTGTTTTGATAACAATATCACCACTCTTGGCATCAAAATACATTGCAGGTTGCCCTTTCGGAACAATGTCTCCAGAAACAACTTGATATCTTCCTCTACATCTAGAACTAATCCACCCCTCTCTTGGAGCAGTCTGGTCTATTGTGATGTAATCTTTTGCCTTCTGTCCGTGCAACAAAAGAGAAGATTTTACCTGGTCTTCATGAATATGTCCAAATACAATAGAACCGTCTTTGGTATTTTTTACTTTGGTCTCGTAATTTATTGACTTTGCCATTAGACTTTACCTACACAATCGATAACTTGAATAATTTGTGCTCCATCTGGAATCTCATCTATTGTTTCTGGATCAACAACTCTAAAAACAGGTTTGAATTCTGCATTATATCCAGTGTCAGACACAACTTCAATAGTTGGGATATCATTAAATCCTACTCCAGGTTCTTTAATTCTAACTCCAGTGACAGAATCTCCTACAATAATTGGTTCTAATACCGCACCATTATCAGGAGTGACGCTAATAGTATCACCAGGTTCATATCCAAATCCAGGATCTGATACTATAACATCACCAATTTCAAGGATAACTGGATATTGTTGTGAAGTTTGAGGAAAGTTTTGAGTGTCATCTCTATCAGGAGTTACTCTTGGTGGAAAGTATATAGCAGTATTATCTGGAGGATTAACACCTTCTGGTACTACAACATAGGTTCCATCAGTAGTAATAATGTATCCTTCGTCTGGTTCTGCCCAGACGGTTTCATTACCACCAAAACTTCCATCTGGTCTATCAATATAACCATCACCAGGAGTATCTGCAACTACACTAATCACACCAATTTCTGGATTGTTTGTAACTGGATTTAATACAGTAGGATTTCCATTTCTACCATCAAGTGGTCCAATGATTGCTGTTGCTGCAGCACCTTGACCTTTCCCACATTCATCTATCAGTTCAACATATGGAGGACTTAAAAAACCTCTCCCCGGATCTACAATATCAAAACCAATAATGGAATTTGAATTTGGACTAATAATTGCATTAGCAATAGCACCAAGACCATTACCACCAAATATTTTTACTTTTGGTGGACCACAAGATTGTGGAGATGTTGGACAAGGTGGACCTTGAGGTAATAGATTCTTTGGGTCTAAATTAATAACTTGATTTATTCCAAGTTCACTAAGACTACCATTACCATTTCTATGAAAGAATTTAGTTCCAGGATTCAGTTTTTCAACTTCAAGTGCCTGATCTTGAGTGGCATCCTTTACTAAAGTTCCATCAGTATCATAGTATGACACCTTAACTGAACTTCTTGGTATAAATTTTTGTAGATCTAAAAGTGACATTTATATTCTCCTATTCTAATTCAAATGTGACGCCATCAACTTCTTCACCCGCCAGTAAACGTCTTGCTTTTTCACTTTCAATCTGGTCATCGGTTAAATTACTTTGGTCGGTTACTGATGGTTGATTGCGTATTTGTCTTTCTGGTTCCTGCTGGTTCTCTTCAAATGGTATTACTTGAAGAGGAACAGGTTGAGATTCAGATGTCTGCGGTTGTTGGACTTGATCTAAAGTGAGTGGTTCTTGACCACCAATCGCCCGCTCTTCGTTAATTAAATCAAGTTCTTCTTGAGTAGTGGTAGTTAAGAACTCCTGTCTTTCGTTTACTCTTTCTTCATCAATACTACTTTGAGTTGGTTTTTCTTCATTAGCACCATCGACGATATTTGCATTAGTATCATCTGAACTCTGACCTTGGCCATCAGCATCTCCACCATCAGTTGATTGTCCAGACTGTTTGATATCGTCATACTCAGAACAAGATGGTTCCTCATCACACTGGAAGAATGTAAGAATACCCATTACCATATTGAGAGCATTAAATGCACTACCAATCAGGTTCATTGCTTTACCAGTAAGTCCCGTAATAAAAGATGCAAGAGGTCCAACAACACTATCAATAAGACCCGTGATTTGCCCGAGAACGCCATCAACAAGTTTAGAAACTATATTTTCTATAGCACACATTGGTGCGTTAATAAACTTACCTAGAATGGAATCAAGTAGTCCCTCAAAAGTTTTTTGCAATCCATTTACTATTTTTGCGAAACCGCAAGACAATCCATTTAAACTCTCACTCAATTGCTGTTGTAATTTGGGAATATCAGTAGGAAATAAAAATGGTGCTACGTCTTGAATTCCTGCTTTTACTTTTTTCAATACATAACCACGAACACCACCCATAATTGTCTTCATATACGAAGCAACTTCTTGAGCAGCGCGTGAAGAAAATCCACGTACTTGAGATGTAATTCGGTTTATTTCTCCTATAAAACCTTGTGCTTTCGTTAATTTCTTCTTTGCCTTTTCAACCTCATTAATCATATTCTTAATGGTAAGTTGAATACCCTTCATTTCAGAGTTATTCTTCTTACACTTTCGTGTTGATGCCAGAGAAGTTTTTACATCTTTATCTTCTTGATCTTCTTTTCTTGCTACACTTAATAAATTTGCAATATATGCTGTATCAGTATTTGGTGATGTGTTTGTCTTTATTAAAAAGTCAGCAACTTTTGCTTTAGGACCATAGGTATCATTGAATTGTTGATATCCTGCAATAGGTCCGGTTCCCTGCTTCTTTGGAACTTTATCATTTGCATTTGCAAGAACGCCATCAATATAAGGTTCCTGACCACCTTCTCCATCAAGGAAAAATCCTGTTACAACACTTCCTGCCGCAAGTGCAGGGGTTTCAAAATATCCACCGTGACCAGATCCTGCTGTTACTGGAAGAACAACATTTGCCATCAAGAGTTTTTCGTCAGAAACAACTCCAGGATCTCCAGTGTTCCAACTAAAGATTCTAACTTTATATCTAAATGCCCAACCCTTTACATCTCCAGTATCAGAGAAAGTGTTAGGAACAATGTTATCTTGCCAGGTTGCACTAGAAACTATCCTTCCAAACCATCTTGGAAGGATACCAATATATTCAGGATTAAATCCAGTGGACGTTGCTTCAAGCATTATCAATCCTCATATATTCTACACTCATCGGCATCAGGATGGGTGTCGCAATACATTTCAAGTGGAGTGGGATCGTGGTCTTCGTTTGGATGATTTCCTTGATATTGCTCAAGTTCGCCAAGTTCTGATTCAATATGACGCCTACGTTGCGGGCTTAAATTGGGGTTATCCAGTTCACCTTTATCATCATTAATATGTTGTTGAATTGATTTATCTGACATAGTTCGTTATGCGTTGGGTTTTCGACCATAAGAATCTCTTATCAAATTAATTGATGTGAGAGTACTTTGGGAGGTAATACGATGGCATACATCTGCTATCATATATATGCCGCTCATCTTCTTGCTAGGTTCTTGATTTGGTTTAGAAGAAAGTTCTGGGAAATCACATTCTATGACATCACCAGCACGAAGGGAGAAATCTCCGACAAGCATTACCTGAACTTGAATAGTTCCAAGTTGATTATAGCGCATATTTGCTTGATTGGTAATGGTTTGTCTTTCTAAGTTTATTTCTTTAGATCTTTCCAACTGTTTACTCAAAGTAACGCCAACAGGCAAACCGCCAATATCAGATATATTGTAAGTAATTCTTGATGGTTTGCTTGTAAATTCACTGTTTACGAATTCAAAATCTCTTCCAGCAGGTCTAATACCTTCTTCTTGTTTATGGAAGTCAAATGGTTTTAGTTCAAACTTACTCGCATAAAAATCAAACTGCTTATGTTCATTATTGTAAGTACCCATCATCAATTTAGGTTGCAAGTGAATGTTTGTACTTACAACAGGAGGATTTAATATTTTTCCATTATATCCGATTGGAACTTTTGCAGTGTTATTGTAAATATATTTTTTCTTTGGTTTTTGTCCAAATAATGTATCTAGGGATTTATATTTGAATCCATCATAAGTTTCAAAGAAAAGATAACCAGCAGATTTTCCTTGATTACTACTAATAGATTTTTTAGCCAACCAAGTGATAGTCCAGAATGGTTTTTTGATTGTACCAATAAAATTATAGCTATTAATAGTATCTTCAATACCATCTAAGTTCTTTGGAGTTTTTATAACTTCCTTCATAATTTTTTTAACGGACTCTGATATCTTTCCATCATATCTCTCTTCAACACGAGTTAGTTCATTATCAAAAAACTCTTTTGATGATGCATCAATTGTAAATGTTTTACCCTTTGAGTAATCGTTTGTTGTATTACGAAGTTGATTTAAATATAATGCATTTTCTTCAGAGAACTTTAATTTTGTTCCTTGATTATCCTCAAAGTCCAAGAATATTTTTTCTCCACCACCAACTTTAAGACCATCAAGCAGTTCTACAAATCCACCAGTTCCATCGTCTGCTGGCAGAGCATTTCCTGTATCAACAATCTGTGTAGTTATCTTTATACTATTTTCAAAGATACTTTCATAATAATATAACTCAACAGTACCACCTAGTAAAGAAGTTGGTTTCTTTTTATTTTTTTCGTCAACAGATTCGCTTTTAAATAAATTAGGATATATTTCAAATCTGGTAATATTACCAGACTCCGCTGCTTTTGTAAATGACATATTACCCTATTAACGCTGGTGCAAATATACTTGGAGTATTACTATTTAATACTATTACTCCACCACCTCCAGAAGGAGATTGTGACATCGTTTCAATCTGATCTACAATAGGAAGTAAAGCAATTTCTGTATCGCCACCCTTCTCATAATCTGTCATATTATCAAGTCCACTAGCAACATTTCTGTTTGGTGGAGTAACATTTGCCTTTTGTTTGCCACCAGATAATCTAAATGGTGCCATTACACTATAATAACTCAAAGGATCGCTCGTGCCTTCCATCGTATTTCCAGTCCATCCAGTTCCAATTTCCCAATGTAAGTGAGGACCAGTAGACCTACCAGTGTTTCCAACAGTTGCAATCTTTTCACCCCTCTTAACACTACCAGATTTTTTAACAATGGAGTTAAGATGTGCGTACAAATGAAAATAACCGTTAGCATCTTTATATACTATAAAGTTGCCCCATCCACCAGGTTGTCCACTCTTAGCATCACTTCGACTTAAATCACCATAATCAACAATAACAGCATCAGTCACAGCAACTAAAGGAGTTCCAGTTGGAACAGCAATATCAGTTCCACCATGAGGTCTATTTCCTCTCATTTCACCAAATCTACTAGTAACAATAGGATCAACACCAAAGTATTTTTTCTGTTCTTCAGATGGCATTATTGGTTTTGCTGATGGTTTGCGTTTAGATTTATCAGACGATTCAGCAAGTTTTTTAAGTCTTTCGTCGGTTTTCGTTTTAGTCACAAGACTTTCATAGATAGACCTAAACAAGATATCTCCACCGATACCACCTGCAGTAGCACCAATAAATCCACCGGCAACAGGTATTAACAATCCACCAATAAATCCACCAAGGGCAGCACCAACACCAGCACCGACAGCACCAGCAGCCGCCAATCCTAATGGATCACCAAAAAGAAGACTTAGGAAAAAGTCAAGAATACCACCAACAAGTGGACCAAGAATATTCTTCAGTGGACCTTTTGATATACCACGAAGTGGTTTGGCAATATTTTTAAGTTTTGATGGAATTCTAGATGATGTAGGGTCAGGGATGAGAGGAGTTCTCTTTGGTTTTCCTTTCGCTAATACTTCTGCAGGAGACAATGCCTTCGGCATCTTTTTGCCACCCACTCCCTGAGTTCGCTGCATTTCTCTACGTGCAGCTGTAAGTTCACTACCATAAAGTTCTGGATTTTTAAAAGCATTTTCAAGAATTAACTCTTGAACAGGTTTAGGATAGTTCTTTGCCATATACTCCAAGGCATCAGCAACATCTGGGGCAAATCTTTTTCTACCTAAACCAGGAATAGCAAGTTCAACAGTTCTTTTTCCAAGTTTTGGACTGTATACTGGTTGCCCTTTTTTGATATTTCTAATTTCTGATTTTCTTGTTTCTCTTCTTGGTTCATCATCTGCAATCATTCCAAATTCATCATTAAACATATCTTTAATGTTGCTTGTTATAGGTAATCCTTTGACGGATTTCTTTCTCAATTTTACAAACTTTTCTGCTCTAGCGTCAAATACTTTTTGAACTGAAGTCCTTGTATCTTGCTTACCACCAAATCCACCAATAGTAACTTTTCTTAAAAGGTCACGCTCTGCTTTTAAAATTTTCCTAGCAGGACGTTTTGTGAGTTCTGCAAAAGTTCCTCTAGTAGGTTCGCCCGTTCTTGTTGGGTCAAAAAATCCTCTGGTTATTTTACCTTTCCCTTTGCGAAATTCTCTTTCAGCTTTTTCTTCCTCGAACCTTGCCTCTCTGGCTGCTCGCTTTGCATCTCTAGATCTCTCTATAACTCGATCTCTAGATGTTCCTCTTCTAGAAAGAGTTTGTATTTTTTTTCTTTTAGATTCGTCGGTAATTTTTTGTCTAAATTGTAAAAGACCAGCACCACTTAAACCTAATGCGGCAGCTGCTGCACCAGCTTTACCTTTATCAAGTCCAAGTTTTCCTAATGGTCCACCAAGACCTAAAATTGCAGTTGCTGCAATAATAGCACCGTTTAAAACCTTACCTAAATTATCAGTAAAACTATTAAGATCATCAGATTTATCAGGTCCAATAATTTCTTGAACTTTTCCTTTTACGAAATCATATGCTTTATAAGAAGCGTCGATAAAGTTTACAACACCACCAACAATTCCAACGGTAACATTTTTGAAAAACTCAAACGCTGGTTTTAGTTTGGTCACCATTCCCAGCAACGCAGGAATTAGTGGACCAAATTTGTCTATCGCAAATCCAAGTAATCCATAAAGTAAAAATCTTTTTATGGTGTCTAAGAATCCAGTTCTAGGTAAATTTAATTTTGGAAGACTTGCACCAAAATTAAATTTAGTATTACTACTTTCCTTTTCTTCTTCTCTCTTCTGTCTTCGTTCTTTTTCTAATTCTATTCTTCTTCGTCTATTTTTATTTCTTTCAAGGTTTGTTTTTTCGCCAAAAAGTTTTGTTAGAGAAATAAATTTTCTCTTAAGTAATAATGATTGACCCTTCAACTCTTTCTGTTGTGGAGTTGAAACACTATCTTCAACTTTAGCAAAGTCCTTTGTTGTTATTCTAGATGCAGGAACAAGAAACTTTTGCGAAAAAGATGCTTGATTTTTAGCAACTGGTGCTGGCAATAGTCTTTTAGGATTAACTTTTTTCATATTAGTTCATTCCCTCTATACCGTAGACAGCAAAGTTCAGTTGTCTAGTATCATTTGATTGCGATGGTGAGAAACTAGGAACAGAAGAACCAGAAGCAGATGCTTGCATTTGCGGAGCAGAGTTTCTAACAATTTCAGGAAGTACTGTCATATTTGGTTTCTTAGAACGAACTGGTGGTTCTGGTGGCAATGTTATCCTTTGGACAGGAGACATCATATTGTCATTATATCTTACTGCTACAGCAGTATTCATTGAAGCACCAGAAGACATCTGAGTATCTAAAGAAGTCTCAGAACTATCAGAACTCTTTTCATCAGAAATCATCATCAAAGACTTTGCAGGTAAAGTAATTTTTCTGCTAGGTTCTGAAATCATTGGCAATCTATCACCAAAACGATCATTATTAGAAACAATACCTTTACCAACTTCCATCATACTAGTTGGTAGTCCCATCATTCCACCACTCATTTTTTGTGAAGTTGGAGAACCAACCATTCCACCAACCATTCCACCACCTTGAGCAAATTGAATATTATTGACAAAGTTTGGAATATTAGTTCCACCACTCTCTTTATTCAAATTCATAAAGAACTGAGAACCATAAGTATTCACAGCATTTTTAGAAATAATAAACTCACCAGGTTGTGCTGCAACTAACTGTGTATCTGGTCCGGCACCTTTAATCTTTGTGCCAGTTGTAGATGTTACTTTGCCAGATGCTCGTTCAATTGGTCTGCCAAAATAATTCCCTATATTATAAATCTTGCCACCATCTGCTCGAGCCTGCACTGGGGGCCCTTCCCTAGGAGGTACTATTGTTCTTGTAAATGTATCTAAAATATTAAAAGGTTTTGAAAGTTCATCTGCTTGCTCTTTTGGAGTCGCATCCTCCATTCCTTTTTCTTTTAATATATCTTGAGTCGCATTTCTACTTCTTCTTACACCCTCCACTGCTGCTCCTGTAATAGCAAGTGCTGCTGCAATCTTAGGATACTTCGCAACTAACCCAAAAAGTTTTGGACCAAGTGTTGTAAGTATTCCAACAATACCTTTTATAAAACCACCAAGAGGTGTGAAGAATAACGCAAGTCCACCTAATATTGCAGGCCAAAAGTCCTTTAAGAACCTAAACATACTATTAACCTTATCCTTATTCGCAGGATCAGAGAACCAGTTGAGAAATGACTGGAAACTTCTACCCAACAATCCAAAGAAAAGGAATCTAAAAATACTATCTAATATTCCACGAACAGGAGTAAATAATTTATTAACTACTTTAGATACTTTTTGTTGACTTTTCTCTAATAGTTTTTCTCTAGCAACTCTACGATTTCTTATCTTTTGTCTTCTCTCTAATTCTGCTTGTTTCTTCTCTTCTGCATTATCTGCTTTGATTTCTCCAAGAAGTTTATCAAGAGCTTCGTGAATACCTTTTAAGTCTTCACTGACCTTTGCTACACCAGGATTTTCTGGTATTACTGCACTGCTAGTCAGGAAGAATTTATCTTTACTTACTTTTAGTGGTGTAGAACCTGTAATAGCACCAGCATTAACAGTTCTTCTGTTTATCTTAAATCTACCAACCTTACCCTTTACTCTTCTAAATTCATCTTGCAAGAGCATTTGCTCCTCTCTCGCAAGAGAACCACCACCCATACTAACTTGTACGAGTTTCTCTTTTAATAATGTAAGATAGGTTGCATAGTCAATATCAAAAACTTGACCTAAACCTAATATGTTTACGACTCTTTCATCTATAGACTCATTAACTAAATCGGTGCCCCTGGTTCCCTTATACAAAGCAAGAGCAGAGCGTTCTTTCTTGCCCTCTGCCCTTATACTTGTCAGTAGATCGTCTAGTTCTTCAGGACCCATTTTGTTGCTGCTTTAGTTTTTCTTCTTCTAAATGATTCTTCAACATAGCAACGTAAATATCACGTTCCCACGGTATCATATTTTCAATCTCTGTTAATGAGTATTTATGGTACTGCATTAAGGAAAAATTCAGATTGTAGAAGTTTTCAAGGTCCATATGAACCAGGGCTACCCGAAAAAACTTGCAAGTCCTTCCAGTACAACTGTGCTTTCTACATCAGTATTTGGATTCTTCACTTTAATATCGTGAGATAACTTAGGCATCGTCTCAAAGAACTTCTCAATCTGTTTAAACTGCTTGGAGTTCATTTGCTCCAAGAAGTCAGTAATTTCTTTATTGGTCACATCAGCAGTGGACCAAACTTCTTCTTCATTATAAATTTTATCAATACAAGAAGTAATCAATTGGAATGATTGATCAATCTGATTCTCTTCACTGAAGTCAAAGTTGTTCTTAATAAACTGATCCAATGAAGGATACTTCATTTCCATAATCAGAGAATCATCAATCTGAATTTTGGTTGTATGTTCTTTACTCTTTTGAACTTTAATATCATCAACGTTCAAGACAATGGGCACTGTAGTTTGCTCATCATCAGGACAGATGACATTAACTTCAATCTCTTCGCCAACCGATTTACCACGAATATTCAAAAACAAATACTCAATATCAAAAGTAGGCAGAGTTTCTACCTTAACTCCTCTAGTTTGAATACAGTTTTTAATAACTGTCTTCATTGCTGTAGTGATATCTTTCGGATCTTCCGTTTCTAGTGCTAACACTAGAAGTTTTTCTTCTCTAACCAGAAATGGTCTATATTGAACTTTCTTTCCTGTTGATGGCAAATTCAACTCATAAGTTGGTGTTGAAATCTTTGGTAATGGCATAATATCCTATAGAGTATTTCAGTATGATTATTTATTAAGCAATTTGAGATGATGTTGGAACTCGAAGTGGATCATTCGGAAATGTTGCTGGTCTTAAAACAGGGGGAACAGGAACTCCTGGAGGAAATATTGTAGTCCCTGGAATTCCTGGGTCACGGGTTTCTTGAGTAACTCTCAGAGTACGGTTTGCCATATTTTCTTGTCTAATAGTATATCTAGTATATGCAAAATTAACCGTACATTTTAAGAGTTGAGATGCCTCATAACTAATTGGCATTGTAACAATACTAAGAGGAAATGCTTTGAAGAACTGATACTGCAATGCTTTAGTAGAAATGTCATCTGCATAATCTTTTTCAAACTTTGTAATGAATAAATTATCAGTTTGATATTGTTCGGGATATCTTACTTTATAAAAGTAATTTGGATCCTCTATACCAGGTCTGTCACCTGAACTATCAAATTGCTCTCCAACAATAAATGACATCCAGTTTTCAAAAATTTTAATAATAGTATAATCATGATCTACCATGAATGTAAAATTTGCCGTTTGATCGTATGCTCTACGATATACATGTTTTTCAGTGACTCCAGTATAAGCATTATTCAGTTCATGTGTCATCAATGAAGAACCAGGAAGTGCTGCTTCAGAACAAGATAACTCTAAAAGTTCTCTATTTTGATAATTAAAAGGTGTTCTCTTTTGCTCCGTCCAAGTTCTCACCAACGGTGGTAGATCAAACTTACAAGCATACTGAGACGTAAGAGAAGGTCTAAGTAACTTACTCTTAATATCACTCAGTTTTCTTCTACGATTACTAGGACCACCATCAGAAGTCCTTGGAGTATCCACAGTATTTTGTCTAGCAGGAACTGGAGAACCTGCAGGTGTTCTATTACTCAATGAACCGTTGTCTTCTACAGGCATCTATAAATACTATTTGACCCGATATATTATGTATAATGGCAGGAACGATAAAAAGTCGTTATAAACCCGAATATCCAAGAAAATATAAAGGTGACCCTAATAATATCATATGTCGTAGTTCTTGGGAAAGAAAATTTTGTCGGTGGTGTGATCTGAATGAGAATATTTTAGAATGGGGTAGTGAAGAATTTTGCGTTCCATATCGTTCTCCTATTGATAAAAGAGTTCATCGTTACTTTCCAGACTTCATTATTAAGGTAAGAGAGCAGACTGGCGAAATAAAACGTTATGTTATTGAAGTGAAACCTAAGAAACAAACCCGACCACCAGTTCAAACAACTAAAAAAAGAACGAAAACATATATCAACGAAGTGAAAACATATGCTGTCAATGAAGCAAAGTGGAAAGCAGCAGACGAGTGGTGTAAAGATAGATTATTAGAGTTTAAAATTATTACAGAAGACCAACTAGGTATCAAGTAATGGCAGAGGGTTTCGGTAAGGACATACAAACTTCTTCTAGCAAAGTGTCTCAACTCAGAAAAGCACTTGCAATTGAAGGTGCCGAAGATGCTGACCTTATAATGATGAATATTCTACAAATATTCAACGAAACTGACTTAATACCTGATGCTGGTAAGTTTTATACCTTTGTATATCAAGCAAAGACTCCAAAGTTAGAGTATGACGAACATCCTTTGGTTGCAGTAACTGAAGTCTTTAGATGGGGGTTCAAAGGATATAACTATCATTGGCGTCAAATAAGACAATATACTTGGGCAGAAGTTGTGGGTTCTCTACACATTGTAAGAGAAAACGAAGTGAGATACTTAAGTTCTTTACCTTATGGAAAAAAGAGGATAAATAACTAAAAATGTATGTCTGATGGCAGATCTGAATAGAACAAATTTAGTTTCTAAAACGTTTAGTTTAGAATTAAATACTGGTCAGACTAGAACAATAAGAAGAGGACAGGGACCGGGGAGACCTGTAACTACTCCTATAACAGTAAGAGTTCCAAACATAACTACAGTATCTTCATATAATGTTGCCGAAGATGGCACAGTGAGTAATGTGGATTCGGTCGTTAGACAAGTAGTAACTGAAGAGCAATTTAATAATCTAGAACCTAGCAATAGATCATCCGAACAAGTTGCGACCCGTGGAGCTAGATCTGGGCGTACAATATATTATGCTACACTTGCAACAAGAGATGGAGAAACGAACAAATATACATATACATCTGCTGTTGATAAAGTATTGCCCGAAGATACTGCAACACTTTTTAAACAAGATGTTGCTAAAGAAAATAAGGGAGAAACGAGTCAGTTTTCAACCGTCTCTGCTGCGACACAGCAAGCAATTACCAAAGAAGAAGGATTAAATACAGACGACCCAAGAAATAGAACAGGTTTGTCCCCCAGTATTCCATCCAACGTAGACACAGCACCACAAGAAATCTCTGCAGCAACAAGAATACAAGGAAAACCAATAAGAAGAAAATATCCAGATCTAAGATATCCAAAAGAAAGACACGTAACACAAGATTACATCCAGTTTAAAATGCTGGAGTATAAAGGTCTTAAATTTAAAAGGGGCACTCTAGGTGGTCTAACAAACCCACTTTCTGAGAGCAGAGAATTTGGAACGATAGAAGGTTCAGTGACTTTACCAATGCAGTCAAAAATTTCAGATGTCAATACTGTAAATTGGGGAGAGTCTGATATAAATCCTCTTCAGGCAGTTGGTCTTGGTCTTTTGGCTTCTGATGATGCTCTCAAAGGATTAGAAACACTAAAAGAAACTGTTACAAATAATACAGCTGGTGTTCTTAGTAATACGGTAAGTGCAGCAAAAATTCTTGCTTTCCAAGAAGCATTACAAGTCAAAGGTTTATTAGCAAGAACGACTGGTGCAATTTTCAATCCAAACACTGAACTTTTATTCCGTGGTCCACAATTAAGACCTTTTGGATTTTCATTTTTCCTTGCAGCAAGAAGTCAATCAGAAGCATCTGAAATTAAACAAATTATTCGTTTCTTTAAACAAGGAATGTCAATTAAAGAATCATCGAACAATCTATTCCTTAAAACACCCAATGTGTTTAACATTAGATATGTATATGGAGCAACTGGACAAGATCATCCTGGATTAAATAGAATTAAAACCTGTGCTTTAAAATCTTGCAGTGTTGATTATAATCCAGATAATACCTTTATGACATTTGAAGATGGAACAATGACCGCATACAGAATTACAATGCAGTTCCAAGAACTTCTACCAATCACTGAAAGTGATTATCAGGGCACAGGTCCTCTAGCAAATCCAGATCAGGTAATTTTTGGACTTACTTCCGATTCAATAGGTTTCTAAAATGGCAAGTTACTTCAGACAAGTTCCAAATTTTGAATACGTCAACAGACGAGCAGATAACAAGACAATATCTGATTATGTTACTGTCAAAAATTTATTTAAACGTGGAAAACTCCGTCCAGACATCTTTGAAAATTTAACTTTCTTCACCAAATATCAAATTATAGGTGATGAAAGACCAGATAATGTTGCTTTTAGTTTTTATAATGACTCTACCTTGGATTGGGTTGTTTTACTTGCTAATAATATCCTAAATCTTCAATCAGAATGGCCAACACCACAACTGGTATTTGATCAATTGATGCTTGATAAGTATGGCACTTACGATAATTTATACAACGGAGTTTATGATTACGAAGTGAGTGAAGACGTTAAAAATACAGCAGGAACAGTTCTATTAAAGAAGGGAACTAAACTTCCAAAAAATTGGAATACCAATGGCAATTTCATTAAATTCAACAATAGTAAGATTAGTCAGATATTCTCTGGTGATGGTGTAATTCCATCAACTAAAGTGTCAGTAACACCTAAAGTTGGTATTTTAAATCTCAAAGTTGGCAATGAAGTAGTCATTGAAAACGTTTCTGAGAATGAATACAATGGAAGATTTGTTGTCACTAGTGTAGTTACTGTTGGTAATGACAATATTGCTAGAGCATTTACATATGAATTAGCATCAACAGCAACAATAGCAAATCCAACATTAAGTTCCAATAATTCAGAAGAAGTTTTATTTAAGTCAGAAACTAGTGGCAATTCTTATTATTTTGAATACTACGATGATTCATTAGGTTATTATCAGATTATCCCAACAAGTTCTTTCATCAGAGAAGTAACAAATTACCAACATGAAGAAAGACTTGAAGACGATAAGAGAAATATCTATATTCTAAAACCAGAATACTTGAATGTAATATTTAATGACATTGAAGAAATTATGCCATATAAAAAAGGTGGAGATCAATACCTGACCCCCACCCTGAAAAAAGGCGATAATATTAGATTATACGAATAATTATTCTTCAGCCAGACGTTGGAAGTAAGACAGTGCATCATCTTCTTCAGAAGAGTTAGAAGGAGTGATATCAGGTGAATTGAAGTCAGAACCAGAACTAAGTGTATTCAGTTCATTCTTCATTTCACTAGGAAGTTCAGACTTACTACGTTGATAAGACTTCTCCAGTTCTTGCATTACGTTCTCTTCACGGGTAGGAGTACTTTGCTCAAAACTAGAATACTGTTCTTCTTGTTCACGAACAGTAGATGGAGCAGACTTCTGACCTAGGACATACTTCAGACGCTTGTTCAGATCATCATAAGACTTGAACTGGTCTTCAGCAACGAGAGTGCTCAGAGAATACTCTTTCTTCCAAAGAGATTCCAGTGCATCATCATCGTCCAGGAGAGGTTTGACACGATCAAACTCAGAAGAGTCATAGTTCCAATATCCTGCAACTTTCTTCAGTTTCAGTTTGAAATTAGCACCGCTCCAGAAATCAAAGGGGTTGATAGGTTCTTCATCTTCAAACTCAGGTTGCATAGCAGCAAGAATCTTGTCAAAGATTTTCTTACCAAACTTATACAAGAAGACACGACCTTCGTTCTCAGGATGAGCAGGGTCACGCACAACATAGATGTTTGTGTAATAAGACAGTTTACGCTTTTGTTTACGAACAGTCTCTTTATCTGCATCAATACCACTGTTCCACAGTTCACGGTTGTGTTCAGAAACAGGGTCTTTCTGTCCCAGAGTGGTCAGAGAGTTCTCAATATACCAACCACCAGGTCCTTGGAAGGCATGGGAATACATCTTCACCCAGGGAAGATCTTCACTATCAGGTGCGGGCAGGAAACGAATGACTGCATAACCATTGCCAGTCTTATCCATTTCAGGTTTCCAGAAACGCTCATCAGCGCCTCCACCGCCATTATTATTCATCTTTTCAACTTGCTTGACCAGTTTGTCGGTCAGAGAACCAAGTTGAGACTGTTTTTTAAGATTTGCAAAAGACATTTGGATTATCTCGGTTTGTTTGGATTTGGTCTGTTTGGACTTCGTTATTCTACAGGTCTGTACCTGTTTTGTCAATCTGTTCACGCATATTTTCTAGAAGATTAGACATATTCTTAAAGATGACGTTCATATCAATGTCAGGGGGTAACCCCATCATAGAAGCAGAATCGCACATTCTCTTTTTCATTTCCTTTGCTTCTGGGTCATCAGAGAGACTCATACGGGTGTAGAGAATTTTTTGCTTATTCAGCAAACGCTCTAACATTATAACATGATGTATTTTCTCTTCTTTGTTCATACGAGGAAAATCAAATACACTTTTGTAAACTTCCTCTTGAAGTTCAGAAATTTCAGTCATCTCTGCACGGACAACTTCTGAATCAAAAAAACTCATCTTTCCCCTAAAACTACTTGCTTAAGAATTTTCTTAAAACGAAATACATCGGTATTTAGAAAAGGACCATATTTGGTCATTTTCATAGATGTCAGTTGCCACACTGGATCATCTAATTTCTTGTCAAATTTTCTTTTATATCCAAGAATTCTATCTAATATAATCATTGTTTCCAAAGATATATTACCTCGAAGATACATCTTTAATATCATTGGATGTCTAGAACCCTCTATATGAAATAAAGAATCAAAGTTTACATCAGTAAAAACTGATTCTACTTCTCCTTTAAAAATATAAGAGAGTGACTGAATTTTTTTCTGCCACTCTCTATAGTTACCTTCACCATTCCTAATAATCTCACCAATCCATAACGTCTGTGGGTCGCTACAGGTAATGAAATTAGAAACGAAAAAGTGCTCTACTTCTTTTTCTGTCTTTTGTCTTGATACTTTTTCAAACCAGAATCTATCCTTACGTTTGTAAAATGACTGGAGACTTGCTCTGGTTTTTTTATTGTACTTATGATAATCATATGTGCTCTTAGTGAAGTGATTCTTTAGAGCAAGATATGTTTTATAAGTTTCAAAAGGTGCCATTATAAAAAAGGTAATCGCGTAAAATTTTTGCCGGAATTTTTTTCGACCAAAAATGGATTAAAAGACCAATTTTGCTCTGGAGGTCCGCTTAAGAAAGTTTAACTCCATTGCTTGATACTTAATCTTTTCCTTCAATGGTTTTGATATTAGTTTTGGTACGGAGTCTAACTCAATATTATTTTGCTCGCAGAAGTGAACTATTGCATCAATATAATTCATATTAGAATTATCACGAACAAGTTCTTCTATCTCTTGAGCAAAGCGAGACTTGCAAAAGAATTTACTTTCCAATACTTTTTCTAATTCATTCTCCATGGTCCCTAGAACTGTAATGTGCAAATTCTTATACTCAAGTCTCATAATATTATACAAATAATTTATCTTAATGTCAAGAATATTGTTTTAACTTATCATCTACAAACTTCTTGATATATTGCGTAAGCAACTTAATATATTTTGCCTTATCATACTCTTCATAAACTTCTACCTCACCATTTTCACATGCCATAATAATCACAAACTTTTTGACAGGAATATTAGTCAGTTCATGAAGCATACATGCATATGCACAGCACTGAACAAAATAACCATCAATCCATTCGCGTGGTTTAGGTTGCTTTGAAGTCTTGAAATCAATGATTGAAAGTTCTCCATCAAATTCAGCGATACAGTCAACCGTACCTGCAATACCTAAGTATTGACTGAAAAGAGAACCTTCTAATACATGAATATTATTTATACGATTCAGAGTAGGTTTAGCAATCTTAAACAAATGCTCTGAAATAGGTTGTACTGTAGGCAGTTCTTTGTTTTTCAGATAATACTCAGAAAGAGTATGCATATCTGTACCACGACTTGTTGCTTTACGAGTGATGTTATTGGCTTTTTCTTCACCAACTCTCTTACGCCATGCAGCAAACTTTTCTTTATTAAAATGAGAAGTAACTGAAGTGATAGAAACTAACCTCTTTAGTCCATCTTCTCCTGGAACTTTATAATAACGAACCCCGTCAATGGTTTCGCGATCCAATGAAGGAATATTCAAATCAATATGGTTAAACATCAAAGACCTAATTCATTTTTTGCAACAAGGTATTCTTTACAGAGACCTGAACGGACAATATCCTCAAGACCAAATTCAATAATATCAAATGATGGCATTACTCTTAAGATTTTCATAAAGTCAGCAATACCATTCTTTTCATTCTGTTTAGTAAGGTCAGATTGAGTGGCATCACCACAGAACATAATCTTAGTGTTCTCACCTACACGAGTAATAATACTATCAAGTTCGTGAAAGTTCAAGTTTTGGAACTCATCAACCAGGATGATAGCATTATCAAGTGTAGTGCCACGAATAAATGATGTGGACCAGAAAGAAATAGTTCCTTGAGTCTTCAAGTTGCCATAGAGCATTTCAAATGCACTATCGTCTGGCATTTCAAACATATACTTTACCATATTCTTATATGGAATCTGGTAAAGGGAAGACTTATCCTCATGATCACCAGGTAGGAAACCAATCTCACGGGTAGCTACAAGGGACCTAACGATGTAGATCTTATCATAGGGACTACGATCACCCAGAACATCTTTAAGAGCGTTATAGAGGGTAATAAAAGTCTTTCCTGTTCCTGCTGCACCATATGCAACTAAGTTTTGATCCAGTTTATAGCAACGAAAAAGTTCTTCTTGGTTTTTCGTAAGAGGTTCAATCTTTTTTATATAATCAAGATTGATTGGTTTTTTTCTTTTCATATGTTTGTTACTCATCCCAAAAGGTACTGGATTATCTACTTTTTTACGTGGCATAAAATCAGGTAATAGGCTTTACATTTGCTCCTGGCATCTTAGATGCCCTTGTTAGAACTTCATTCCAACCAGGTTTTTGTTTGATAAGTTTGTTAGCCCAATCTCCAACCTCTCCAACATTCATTTGTGTTGGAAGAAGTGGTTTAAGAAGTGGATTCTCTTTCAGATATGGATCTTTCTCTGCCATATACATCCACTTCTCAAATATTTCACCCGTTTCCGTATTTTCAAATCTGTAAGTTGGCATAGTTTAAATGAGTGTCATGTCAATATTTAGGAAACCCATTCGAGAGCAGTAGCAACAACAGGAAACTGTTCACAGAAGATTTCTTTAGCAGAATTTGCAATATCCATATGCTCTTTCTGAGTTCCATTAGCAGAACGCAAATCGATATAATGAATCCATGAACGAACTGATCCGGTCATGTACATTTTTGTTGGAACGGCCAGGGGAAGCACAAAACGGGCACACTCCTTCGCGACTCCTCGGTCAAGCATTTGCTTATACAATGCCATAGAAGAATCAAACAGAGTCTGCATCTGGAGTTCCAGGTTCTGAAGATCAAATGCATCTAGATCGTCAATAGAGTTCTGGCGGTTCTTAGTATCTTGCCGACGCAGAGCAGGCAGAGGAATCTTATCGAAACCTAACAAGGAAGAATCAGCATAGCGTTGCGAAAATTCTTGATATGTGAAAGAACGATGTCGGAGTACTTGAGCTGCGAGTCCTCTGGTAGTATAGATTTCCAGTGTCATAAATGCTTGCTCAAAGATAGACCAATGCTGATGCTTGATACAGTACTTCAACAGTCCATCAAACTTTTCGTTATCTTGGTTCTTCGGATTACTTACTCTCGCACAATATGCCATGTGCTGTTCTGCATCAGGTGTTACTGATATAAGTTTTGCATTATTCATCTTTCTTGTTTTTGAATTGTTTGCGGCATTCTTTAAGCACCTTGAGTTCTTCCTTGATAGTTTTGTAGGCATCTTCGGCAGATAGTTTTCTTCCCATCTCTAGAGCAATTGTCAATTCAACTCTAGTTCCGAAATGTTTGAGTGCCTCCTCAAAACAATTTAGATCTTCATACATTAGTCTGAATATTCCTCATTATCATAAAATACTTCATCATAGTCAGTGATATGCTCTACAATTTTATCATACTCTAGATATGACTCTGTATCCGAATATAGTTCACTTTTAAGACACTCAACAAGTGACTCTAAGTTTTTTACGATTAGTTTCAGTTTTTCTTTGTCCATGAAAGTAAACGTACACAAAAGTAATTATACACAAAAAAAGAGGGTTTTGCAACCCCCCTTATCATTTATTGAGCAAAATTAGTTCTCCGTATATCAAAGATAGAAACGTAATACTTACGAGGGATATACTCCCAGCGATTTGTAGTGCTTCCATAACTTCACTTGGCGTAAAGTTTACCACGATAACAGAATGTACCGTGAGTCTCTTTTGATTCTACACAACGTGTATCATACTCAACACCACGGTATGTAGTGTGAAGAACTTGTGCGTCATGTAGCGCAGATGCTTTTTGAATCTGCTTACGAATCAGGTTAAGCGTGTTCATTTGTCAGTCTCCTGAAGTTAGGGTTTTAATCCCCGTTCCTTCAGTCGTGTGCGTCCCAATACCACTGGCATTCTGGCGCAGAATCCTTTAAGGTTTCTACTAACTCAATCTTAACTTGATTGCTAAGATTAGCATTGTTCTCAATCTTCAGCACGATAGCATCAGTTTGAGTGCATGAGAGTGTTGTATAGAATAATAGTTCTAGCATGGGATGAACGACTCCGTTCCGCGACTTAC